TTGAGTTCCAATCTCAATAAGACCACCACCTCCAGCATTGGTGCCAATTTTTACATATGGACTAGCATAGTTAGCAATATCAACATTCGAAGAGATAGTAGCATTACTAGACACTCCATTACCAATATATGTATATTTAACAAAACTACCATATTGAGGATTTATATAAATATTTGTGGCTCCAAAATTGGAACCAGTATACAAATCTGGATTACCAATATATACTGAACCTGTATTTCTTTTACCAATAAAGATATTTCCATTAGTATAACCACCATCAATAGTGTCATAGGTTGGTGCCCCACCTTCAATATACACATTTCCAGTAACAGTATTAAATCCAGACGCTGTACCAGATGTAAGGTATAAATCAGCAGATGTTGCAACATATGTATTTACTCCAAATCCACCACTAGCACCACCCGATGAGATATACAAAGGTGATGAATTTGTTACGCTTCCACTGCCAGATACTAAAGTTCCAGTAACACCTGTAATAGATGTTCCTGCACCAGTAAAACCAGAACCTCCACCAGAAACAGTAGTCCAAATAGGTGTTACACCTGCACCTTGTGAAGTTAAAACTTGACCAGATGTTCCAGCAAGAGAGTCTAGAGTTAAACCACCATCAATATTAATTCTAGAATCGGTAGGTATTTGAATACCAGATATTACGCTTCTCATAAATCAATTATAGCAGATTAACCAATAAGAGTTAATCTGTAGGTTCCAGAGGCTACTGTTGATGCAGCATTCCAAGAAATTGTAACATCACCAGTAGTATCATTAATCACAAAATCAGGTTCGACAGTAGAGCCTGAAGAAACTTCTTTAAGAGATGGAATGATGGAACCAATTGCACCAATACCGTGAGTTGCTGCGGTTACTGTCCATGTTACCGTTCCAGTAGATGGGGTAAGCGAAGCATTAGTTGCTGTATATTTCTTTAGTCCTGAACCTGATGCAGATGAAACTGCATTAGCAACGAATGCAGTTGTAGCAACAAGAGTGCTAGAGTTGCCAGCGAGAGCAGTAGTAGCATTTGCTGCACCAACATTACCACCAAAAGTTACAACACCACCAGTTGCGTTAGGTGTTGCTGCAAGAGCAGTTGCTACACCAGTACCAAGACCAGACACACCAGTACTAATCGGAAGACCAGTAGCATTCGTTAGTGTACCTCCAGATGGAGTACCAAGTGCTCCACCATTAGTCAGAAGTGTTGCGGAAGATGGAATAGTTGTTCCGTTTACGCTAGTTACTGATGGAAGAGATGTCACACCAGAAGCAAGATAAGCAGAAGTTGCTGTAAAAGCAGCAGAACCAAGAGTTCCACCAGTACCAATGTTAAGATTATTTCCATCGGCAGATGAAGAAAGTGTCATTGTATTGCTTGCTGCTAGAGTCTTGCCTTCGGCAATCGTTAGAGTAGAACCAGTTGCAGGAGCAGTAATAGTTACTTTGTTAATAGTTGTAGCAGTTAAATTAGTTGCAGTAAGTGTTGATGTTGCTGTAGTACCATAAATTGTGGTAGTTTTACTAGAAGAACCAATAGAAACTGAATCAGTGTTTGTTGAACCAATTGTAATAACTCCACCACCACCCACAGAACTTCCAAGACCACCATTAATTGTTACGCTTCCACCAATGCCTTGGCTAGTATTAGCCGCACCACCAGTAATGGTTATTGAACCACCTGTGTTTAGATTTGTTCCTGAAGTAGATGCTCCACCAGTAATTCTAACATCACCACCAGCCTGACCAGTAGTTCCAGTAGATGCCCCACCTGTTAAAGAAGTTGTATAGCCAGTAGACGCATTAGATGCAGATAATAGACCCAATGTAGTATTTCCAGTAATTGTGGTTACACCTGTTAATGGAGCGTTGGTAATATTTGAACTTAATGCCTGTCCCCAAACAGTTCTTGATGTTGGAACATAGTCAGCAATAGTTGCAAAAGCACCAGTTCCAAGTGTTCCACCAGTTCCAATTGCAAGGCTTGAACCATCTGTACCAGTAAGTGTTAAAGTATTGCTTGATGTAAATGTTTTACCTTCAGCAATTGTAAGGGTAGAACCAGTAGCAGGAGCAGTAATAGTAAGTTTGTTTACAGTCTTGTTAGTTAATGCTTCGCTTCCAGCAAGGGTAGCAAGAGTTCCAGTAGTTGGAAGCGTGATGTCTGTGTTAGCAGTGGCACGGAAAATCTGAGAGAACGCACCAGTGGTCTGTAGAGTTCCAGCCAAAGTAATAGTGTTTGAACCATTGTTTACACCAGTACCACCTTGGTTAGCACTAACAACACTACTTATGTTACCATTAGCAAATGTTCCAAAAGTAATGGCGTTTGCAGCAGTACCTACACCGCTAATAGCAGTAGGCTTACTAGTTTGAACAAAAGTAAACTTGCTATTTGCATTTCCATTTAGAACATAAGTAAAGTCACCTGCGGCAACTTCACCAAGAGCATCATAATCATAGGCACGAGTAAGAGTAAAACTGGTGCCAGTAACACATGCGGTTACAGTATAAATACCGTTTTGGTCAGTGTTTGTAGTTTGGTTTTTCAATAGAAGACGCATACCAGTTCCACCAAGTACGTTTGTACCAGCGTCACCAGAAACAACAGTATATCCGTCAATTACCAGTGAGCCAGTTGCAGTAAGAGTTGCTCCCACACCAGAAACACCGTTTGAGTAAGTTCCTGTAATTTCAGCAGTTGTGGCGTAAGAAACAGCATCGTGAGCGTTAATTCCTGTAGCAATGCTATCTACATATGCTTTAGTAACTGCATCGTCAGTTGCTGTTGGAGTTCCAAGACCAGTAATCTTGTTGCTACCCATTGCAATAGCACCAGACATAGTACCGCCAGCCTTTGGCAAAGCAGCATCGGCAGTGCTTTGAGCAGTAGCAGCGTTAGTTACACCTGTGCTACCACGGTCATAAGCAGCCTTAGCCGCAGTTGATGTAGCAGCAACAGTAGAAGAAGTAGTTGATGTAGAGTCAGATAACTGAACAATACCAGCAACAGAAGTTGAGGCAGTTACTGCAGTAATAGTTACGTTTGAACCATTGAATGAAGCACCACCAGCAGTAAGACCAGCACCAAAGGTAAGGGTTCCTTGTGTGTTGGTGGCGGTAGTAGCGTTGCCTGTTAGAGCACCTACGAAAGTTGTTGAGGTTACAGAAGAAAGACCTGCGATTGTGGTTGCAGATGAACCAATTGTGATGGCAGTGCTACCAACGGTAACTGTGTCTGCCATAGTAGCAACGGTAGCAGTAGCAGAACCAGTACCAAATACTAGTTTGCTTCCTGAGTAATATAGCGAACCTGCTGTATTTGCTGAAGCATGTGTGTTATTCAACACTGGGTTTATCAGTAGATTGTTGTTTAAATCTATACCTGTTAAAAATTTTCTAGACATTGCCTATTCTCCTTCTATGACAGATACGCATATCCAATATACGCTTCTGACAGTGTTACCTTAATTTGATTTGAGCCAACGTATTCAATATCGCATTCTATAACATTACCATTATAATCGGTTATTATGACATTTGGCTTAAAAGCAAGTGGATGAGTGATAGTCCATACAGAAAGATTTGCATTCTGTGTGTGAGTGTAAGCAATATCTCTAGTATCTAAACTTAAATAATCTAAGTTATTCCAAGTACTAGTACCGTCACCAATTTTAATTTTATTGGTATCGGTTTCTACACCAATTTCACCAGCAAGCAGAACAGGGTTAGTGGAAGTCCAACGACTTGCAGTTCCCCTCTTCTGTTGCATAGTTGGCATGTTACTCAGCCACCTCAACTACCGCTAGAGAATCGAGTTCTTGTTTGTAAACAGAAATCATCTGCTCAAGCAAATCTAGATTTTTATTAATCTCTGTTTGTGCTTGCTCATTTGGCTCTTCCTGTGCGTTAATTACATTCAGGTTAAGGCTCAACTGGTAAGCCTCTACTGCTAATTGCTGGATTCTTTGTGTCACTACCGAAGTTCTTTCGTCAACGGTAAGTAATGAATTAAAATCAATAGACATTGATTAACCACCTTTCAAGTGTTGTATTTTTTAATTATAGCATATGATAGTGACATTTAGGTTAATTCATGGTATAATTTATATACGACACCCTTCAAAAAGGTGTTTTTCCATTAAAGGAGGAAAATATGAATAATTTAAAAATCAAAAGATTACTCGCTACAGGAATTTTAAGTTTGACGCTGACTGGTTGTGTTACCCCTCAAGCCAGTGCCGCTGAAATACCTACTACAAAGGTGGATGTCAAAAGTTCAATTAATTCAACCAACATGACAGCCAACTTAATTCACACTGCCAAAATAAATAAAAATACAAACAAAATGAAAGAAACCCTGATGAAGATATTTCATCGTGTAAACAAAACTCCATATGTTTTTTCTGGGTCTAGCATATATGGCTGGGATTGTTCTGGAATGGTTGTTTGGACATATAAGCAATTTGGGATTGAACTTCCACATTCCGCCAACAAACAAGCACATGTGGGCAAGAGAGTCTCTAATCCAAAACTAGGAGATATTGTTGTATTTGCTTATAATGGTTCTACCAATTTCTATCACTCTGGTATTTATATTGGAAAGGGTAAAATAGTAAACTCTAATAGTTACTATGGAACTACAGTTATTGAATATTTATCTGATTATAGTAATAGTCAAATAAGATTTGTAAGAATTGTTCCTACTATTTAGTAAGACGGATACCATTTAGTAGTTGTAGTATCATATGTCATAATTAATGCTTTGCTTACGACAGCAGTTGATGCTAATGCAATATTTCCACCAGTAGTTGTTGTTGTAAAAGCACCTGTTGGAATAATTGTAATCTGTCCACCAGTAGTGGAAATAGGTGCAGGTGCTGTAATAGTTGCAATTTGAGTTGTTCCAGAAACAAATACTATTTGTGTAGTTGGAGAAATGGTTGCAGCACTTGCAATAGTTGGTGCAGCCGCATTAGTTGAAATTAAACCATTAAATTTTGTTCCACCAGCAATAGTGTTTGTTCCTGTGCTGGTTCCAATATTAATTGTTTTTGTACCTGTTGCTGATGCAGCAATATTAACAGTACCAGATGTTACGCTACCGAACATGTTAATTGTTGCTGTTGTTAAACCTGTATTGAATAAAGCCAATGTTCCAGTAGTAACGCTGGTTGCAATAGTTGGATTGTTTATTGTGAGTGTTCCAGCAGATGTTGAACCAAGTGTTAGTGATGTTGCAGCGGCAAAACCAGTAATTGTTGCAGGAGTAGCAAATAACGCAAGAGTGGCTGCGTTACCATTTACTGCTGGAGCATTTAGGTTTAAGGTTGTACCAGCCTGAACAGTAGTAGTTCCTGCTGAAGTTGAACCAATGGTCATGGTTGTTGCTGCTCCACCCATGGTTAGAGTAGTTGCTCCAGTATTGAAAAGTGTTACTGTTCCAGATGCTGTAGTCAGGGTTGGACCTGTACCAAAAGTAATTGTTGGAGATGCGGCTCCTAAAGTCATTGCTGTTGCGTTAGGAAATGTAACAGTTGCATTTCTAATGCTTCCAGTTCCTGTTGTTGCACCAAGGCTGAGAGTGGTGGCTGCCTGACCTACGTTTACTGTAGTCTGCGTTGTGTTAAAAACGTTAGCAGTTGTGGCGGCTGAACCTGCAACTGTGACTGATGTAGCACCATTTAAATTAAGTGCAGTTGCATTTGTCAATGTTACAGTTGGGTTTAGAATTGTTGCGGTACCACCATTAGCACCAATAGCAATTGTAGTAGATGCGTTAGCACCTAGAACTAGGTCAGCACCTGTTCCAGAAGCAATGTCAACGTTATTAATTTTAAGTGTCTTACCAGTTGCAAGATTCCAGTTTTCAGATGTAGTCCAGTTAGCGTTTGCATTATCCCAAATAATAGTTTTGTTTGTTGTACCAAAAAGACTTATACCTCCACCATCTGCTGTTGTGTTTGTTGGAGAAGTGACAGCACCCATCTCAATAAGTTTATCGTCTACATTAAGCGTTGTTGAATTAATGGTAGTTGATGTACCATTAATAACTACGTTGCCAGGAATTGTAATTGTTCCATCTGTTGCAATTATTAGTCTATTAGCACCATTTCCATAAATAAAAAAATCTCTTGTTCCATTTCCACCAGAGTCTTGACCAATTTGCCATGATGAGCCTATGTTTACACCTGCTCTTCTAGATGTTGCATGTGTTGATTCTGTAATGGTCAGTTGTGTTGGGTATTGAACAGACTGAGCACCCAAAGTAAGGCTACCAGAAAGAGTTGGATTACCAGTATAAAGAGTGTATAGAGCACCATATATTCCAGTAGTCTGACTTAGAGTTGCATTTGTAGTTCCATAATATAACTGCTTAAGAGCAGTTTGAACATTTGCGGTATCCGCTAAGTCTGGAATAAATGTGGCAAGCGTTGTGCCTGTACCTGTACCAATTTGAGTAGCCATACGTTAATTATAGCACAACTTAGTCTTTAAATAGGTCAAAACTAGATGATGTCATGGAATTGACGTTTAGATAAAGTTTATTTTTTCTATTTTTAAATCTCATATTATGGTTGGAAACATATAACATATTTTTGGCAAGGTATCCCCAAACATACTCTTTATATTGATAGTCCAATTTTCTTTTTTTAATAGCAATAGCCTTTTTACAATATTTTTTACATTTTCTATATTTCTTTTCTATAAAAGCAACCATAGCAATATCTATTAAAAATTCTCTTTCTAGTGGCTCAAGTTTATAAGCCTTATATAGATATTTTTTATTTAGTGTACAAACAAATAAATTTTTATATTGTCTTGCTTTTTCTGATGAGATTATTTCATTCTTAAATTTATTTAAATATTCAAATATTAATTTCTTAGCATTATCTTTATCTGTTTCCATTAAAGAGGCAATTCTATAAACCCAATATCTTATATTTTCTTTTTCTTCTTTAAAAGCATCTAGAATCATATCATAATATCTTCCTACATTTTCGTGTTGATTTGAATAGTGATAAATCTGAAACTTTTCTAGCAAACCTTCTTTGTGGTTTTCATTTCTATCTGGAACAGGTAGTTCGTGAACAATATGCTTCCACCTATATCCATGTCTTGCATGTACTTTATTGAGTAGATATTCGACCTGCGGTTGTGTTCTAGATTTAGGGTCTCTCCAAGACCATACATACCTATATTGTAGTTGAGTAAAACTTGGGTCAATAGATTCTAAGTCTTCTCGCCAACCTTTTGACAATCTTTCATCCATATCAAGAGATACGCACATGTCAATGTCATCTGGTAGCAAGGCAAGGGCAGCATTGCGAGCATCATCAAAACGCCAAGGCTTAATAGAGATATCGACTACCTTAATACCAAGTTTTTTAGCAATACGTTTAGTCTTGTCTGTTGAGCCTGTATCGGCAATCAAAAGGTAGTCTGCATCTTTAGCAGAATCATACCATTCCTGTACATTTGTTTCTTCATTAAGAGCAATTGTGTATACCGCAATTTTCATACATAAATCCTTTGTTCGATATCTATTATAGCACTACCAAGTAGTGGATGGGAACTGTATTCGTTTCCAGATGTTTGTTGAGTTATTTACATAGTTAGCAGTACAGTAGTAAAAGTATGACGAGTCGAATGCGACCATACCTACTGTGTCTCCGCTTTGTCCATAACTATGTGTTGGGGCTGTAGTGTTTGAAAAAGTTCCAGATGGACCAACCAATCCAGCAATTTTCACAACTGCTGGGGTAATAGTTTTAGGAACAATTTTAACAATATTAGCCATTAGATTTCACCTGCGTCTACTTTTAAAAGAGTAATAGTGTTTGTGCCAGAGTTATAGGATAGACCGCCAGCAACATTTAGGTTCCCCAAAGCACCTGCTGGTCCTTGGATACCCTGGATTCCTTGAATTCCCTGAATTCCTTGAATTCCTTGGCTACCTGTATCGCCTTTGGCTCCTGGCATTGGAATAAGTCTAATTGTTGGAGTTTGACCCTGATTAATAATCTTAATAATTACGTCATTGGTATTGTTAGGGACAACTTGCCCTAAGATTGCTGGCGAGTAGTAGGTAGGCATTAGGCGTTAATGCTCACATCAGCAAGTACGGTAATCTTACCAATAACTGGTGTCCAAATTTCAGAACTGATGGTTACTTGCAAATCAAATGACATCTCGGTAACAACAGTTGACTGACCAGTACCCCATGTTTTTGTTAGTGATGCAGGAGCGGTGATATCGACATATCCAGTGCCAGCAGTTACTGTCAATAAATCAAAACCACCATCTTTTAGGTCATAGGCAGAACTCTTGAAAGTCCAAGTAGAGATATCGTAAAGTGTCTCTCCGTTGGTTTGGTAGAATTCAATACGGATTTTGGCGGTATCGCCACGAACGACCTTCCATTGCACAAATGCTGGGTCTGCTCCAAAATTATCGGGGATTGTATTAGTCATAAGATTATTATACACTATAAATAAGAGAACCAGTGCCTGAAGTGGGTATGAGAGAGAGTATCAGACACTGGCTCTATGGTTAATTATACCATTTTAGGGATTTCTGTGTTTTCTATTTGACAAATTTGAAAAAGTATGATACCCTCTTATCTATAGAGATAAGGGCTATATATTATATATTTATATATTAGTATATATTATAGTTTATATATATTATATTAATAATCAAAGTTCGGTTTTTTCTGATTTTTTATTTTTGCTAGTCTTGACACCTTCGTTTATAAGAACGTTATAAAGGTTATCAATTTTTTCTTCTAGTCTATGTGATTTTTCTTCTAATCTATTAACCTGGTCTTTCATTGATGACCCTCCGTTAGGCTTGAGTTCTGATAGGTCTTTTTTAAGTTCGTTTGACAGGTTTTTAATTTCGGCACAGATAAACCAGCGAATACCGCCTACAAGAATTGCGACAATAGATAATCCACTAAGGATAAGTCCAGTCCAATCAGTTATTGACATAATATAAATAATTATACACCATCTTTTGAGTGTTTCGAGTTTTTTGAAACGGTGAAAATATGAGACACCAAACCATAACAAAGCCAAGTATGCAATACATCTGCAATAGGGCAAATAAAGGTTTAAATGCCCCTACAACCGATTTTTACGTCATTTGCCTAAAACTATGCGTATAATTATTCTATGACCCCTATCAAGCGTTTCTGGCTATACTGGAAATTTTCTAGCGAACTAAAACAAACAGACATAGATGAAATATGTAGACCATATCTGCTTGCAGCAAACATAAAAGATATTGGTGTTCAAATGAGATTTAAACAAGCATTTGCTTCAACATACCGTCACATTTATGCAAAAAATAAGTTGAAACAACTCGAAAATCTGTGATACAATAGATATCTACCGAAAGAGAGAGACTTATGGAAGACAAAGTTCCTTATATCAAGCATTACGAATCAAAAGAATATCTTGAAGCATGCGTTGCAGCCAAGATGACATCAAAAGAAATAGCCAATCAGAACAAAATTTCATACAAACTTGTTAACGCTTGGCTGATAAAGCATGGATTGCTTCGCAATACCCCAGACGTTAGGCTACCATAATGGAAATCCTAATATTCTTAGCAGCAATGATATTCGTACTTGTATTTAACTTTATTTATGATAAATACAAAATGATTAATACCTCTCAAAAGACGCACAGATGCTATCTACCCAGAGAAAACTATCTAACATCCAAGAAAGAATGGCAATGTGACAAATGCAAAGCATACTGGTATGTCAAATATGACAGTTACGGTTCATATTATGTCAAAAGAGAATAAACATACCGCCAAAAACTGAAAAAATTTGTTTTCTACAAAATCTGAATATTTTGATTATGTGTATGATGCAGGGTTTCTAATAAAGAAATCAAATTTATTTAGTGAGCACACATCTACCAGATATTTTTAGATATGCACGCCCCGAAGGTAACAGTTTGATAACGAAACACCTAATAATGTGTGTTTATACTGGTAATGTCAGTGGTCAAGTGTATAATAGAAACATAACAAAGAATAGGAAATAAAAAATGTTTGATTGCTTAGTTTGCGACAGAACCACAGATGAAATTGACTACTGCTTTGGTTGTGGTGGCTTCTTGTGTTTTGAATGCGAACACCAAGACTAATGTCAGTGGTCAAGTGTATAATAGTAGTATCAAAAGAAATGGAAAATAATGTCTCATAATGAAAGCAAGAAATACACCCTAGTAGAATACACCTTTGGTGGTCAGCGTGTCGTGTCTGCTATCCATCACCTAGACCTAATCAAGTTTTTACTAGAAAACAAAGACGCTACTATAATCAAAAAGTAGTTTGTCAGTGGTATACCCTATAATAGAATAATCAAACCCCTAAAAGAAAGAAATACTAAATGAATATCTATTCTCTAATCATCACAGATGTAGCAACAGGCGTAGCCCCTATCTATGAAGTTCATAGTTGGGAAAAGGTTGAAGAAATTATCCGTTCCACTATGGAACTAACCAAGAATGAGTTTATCTTTGAAGTAGTAGGCAGAGCAAACTCTAAGGCGGTGAATTAGTTGTGGCTGATTTCACTTATCTTGTTAGTCGTGTTGTTCGTATGGGTAAAGCAGTAATGCCCTTAGCAGTAGCAAAGATAGAAGCGTTTGCTTGTAAGCAGTGTTTTAGTATTGCTAGTGTATCTCTAAAAGATAATAAACTAAAAGTGTATAAGTGTAGGTGTGTGTAATGGGTATTGAAACAGTAATCCTATTGGCAATAGCGTATAAGTTATTTGCTGAAAACAAGAAGGGTAAAGATAATGACTAAGAAGCCATTTATTCTTACAGGTATAGGGCTAGCATTGCTTACAGGTTGGTCAGTAATCAGTTCGTTTATCTCTCAAATACATTGGGGTAGCCTTGCTGGTTGTATGGCAGGGTATAGCCTAATGGATATGTTATTCAATTAGATTGGTGGGTGTGTCGCTATTGACATACCCCCAATTTTGGCGTGCGTCCCAATTATAACGAAATGATAACGAATAATGATAAATAGGTAAAATAGGCGTGTTTTTGCCCCTAAATGTCAGTGGTAGGGTATACAGTATAAGTATAAAGCAAATGAGCCTTAGCAAATAAACGAGAAATCGGTGAGCCTAAGCAAATAAGTTGCTAAAAGTTTCCTACTAATGAAAGGGGTCAGCAATGACTTACTATGATGACTATGATGATGACGCTCAATACGCTAAGGAAGTGTATTGGGACAGTAAGGGTATGGGTTATCTAAACCCTGCTCCTGCTCCTGTTGTGTATGTGAGAGATACCCAATGTCCTACCTGTAAGCGTTGGGGTTCTGCTAAGGCAGTAGCCTATCACGCTCCTAGATGTAATGGCTAGGCTTTGGTGGTAGTATCACTACCCCAAAAAACCGCACGCCGATTTATAACGAAATGATAACATAATCTCAAAACACCCTAAAAACACCCCTAAATGTCAGTGGTTAGGTGTATAGTGAAACTATGAAAGATAAAAAAACAGAACTAACCATAATGCTTGCCAAGTATGCGAGAGCAGGTATTCCCCTAACCCCAGCAGAGAGAAACCTAGTCAAGTATTTACTAAGTAAACAATAGGTAAACAATTTGCGAAACACCCTAAAAACAGGCTCAAATGTCAGTGGTTAGTGGTAATGTAATAATAGATAAATAAATAACTAATAAAAGAAAGGGTCTAAATGACTACTTATGAGATGAAAATGAGATACAAGGAACTTATGCGTATCGCAGAAAGCGATTGTATGCTCGCTAGTGAGTTTGATGAACTACAAGCGTTATTCGTAAAACTAAATAAATAAATAATCTTCGTTAGATAATGAGCCTAATTAGGTGAGCCTAGAAATAGCAAATAAACTAATTAGCAAATAAGTATCTAACGCCAACAAAACTAAATAAATAATAATCTACAAAAAAAGAAATGAGAAATAATGAATAATAAAAGATACTATCAAAAAGTAAATGGCGGAACTAAGTATTCCGCAGACTGTCCAAAATGCGGTATGGTCTATACAGGTAATTCTTACTACTTCCAAAAAGACATAAAAGAAAAATGTTTTGACGGAATTACTGAATTAGTAAATTACCGAATTGCTGGAACTAAGTTTGATGCTGATGCTAATGCGACTGCTGAAAAAATGATTGCTGATGCTGTTGCTCAACTAAAAAAACTAAATAACTTATAAAAAATAATTGTGTTAGTAAAATAAAATTGCTAACCAAAAATTTTTGCCGCACGCCCCCAGCGACACGCCCGAAAAACATTGATAACACTATTGTTATAAAGGCATAAAAAGGTGTGTTTGTCCGCCTAAATGTCAGTGGTTAGGCTTATACTGTAAGTAGATAAAAAAGAAATGAGAAATAAATTGAGTAAAGAAATTGCCGAATGCTCCAAATGTGGAACTGTAATTGAGTTCGCTACAAGCGAAGAGTTTGAGAAGTTGGTTGATGAACACATCCACCGCTATCCACTAGGCTAAATGTCAGTGGTATCCTGTATAATTGTAAATAAGAAAAGAAATGAGAAATAAATGTTAGATAAAAAGTCAAGTATCTATGAAGTAGTAGAAGCCCTAAAAGTAAAGGCTTCGGTATCTGCCGATGCTCCATACCCTTACCTGTCTGGTTTGTGTTGGAGTTTGCTAAATGAAACTCAGCGTAAAAAGTTGGCTGAAATTGTAAATAAGATGGAGAATAAATAATGAAGTTCAATGTAATTAGTGATGCTGGACACGCTTGGCTTGAAGTTAGCCTAGACCAATTCCCTAACGCCAAACAATTTGGAACTGGCTGTGGATACATAAATGGTAATACAATTTATCTTGAAGAAGACTTTGAAATGCCACAATTCTTAGGCGACTTAGTATTCAACGGAACTCCAATGAGCGAAATTCAACTAAGCGAAATTGAAGTTGATGATGAGTGGTATGGAAGAAATTTTGCTCGCAATGAAGACTTATTCTCAATAAAATAAATAGTAAAGGAAAATAAAAATGGTAAAAGTTGCTCTTGTAATCTCAACTCTAATTCTAGGAATTTTTAGTTTTGTAATTGCTGATGCTTATTCTTACACTGCCCTAATCAACGACCAAGAAAACTACAATGTGTTATCTGGTCAGTGGTCTTTGGTTGGAACTGAATTAGTAATCGGTTCGCTAGTGTTAGCAATTGGTTTCATAATCAAATCACGCAAACGCTAATCAAAATAATTTTGGGGCTAACTACCCCGAAATTTCCGCACGCCCCCGAATTATAACAGTTTGATAACAAAGGGTGTTTTGCTATTGACAAATGGCGTTTTGTGTGTAATAATAGATGTATAAATAAATAAAGCAACAAAAGGAGCCACGACAGTGAGCCTAGCAAATAAGTCGAACATCTGTTCGAATGAGCCTAGCAAGTAAATGTCAGTGGTATCCTGTATAATTGAACTAATCAAAAGAAATGGAAAATAAATTGTTAGATAAAGACTTTGACACTATGGAAATCTTGGCAGAACTAAAAACAAAAGATGGAATTGCTGGAATAAATCCAACTGCCTATGCTTTTGGTTTGTGTTTTGGACAACTAACTCAAAAACAAAAAGCGTTGATTGCTCAAATTGTAAATAAGATGGAGAATAAATAATGGAAGACTGGAAAATTGCTTTGGCAGAAATCCAAAAGTCAATGAGAGAAGACTTTATCTCTCAAATCAAAACTTCAAAAGAAAAGGAAAATAACTAATGGAAGAATTCTACAAGAGCAGAGAAGAAGATTTTGCTAAGTGGATTGAAAGAAATCAGTTGCTGATTGACAACAACTTACTTACACCAAAAGAAATCTTTGAACACGCTTACACACTTGGAGCGTTATCAACTCACAACAAAAAGGAAACTAATGCTTAGTTATCATGTCTTACAGGCTCAAGCCCTAGAAGAATTTTTAGACTACATTTTCAACTCTCAAACACAGGAGCAAAACTAATGGACATTAGAGAAAAGTTTACTCAAGAACAACTAGAAGAAAAGTTTGATGAGATGATGGACGAAGTTTATCCACCATACAAAATTGGATACACAGATTTTTATGCATCTCAAATTCTTGCAAACTGCGACCCAATCATGTATCAAATTTCTGTTGATGAATACATAGATTTTCTTCAAGAGCAGGAAGATGAAGAGTGATTTTTATTTTTCTAGTTTTAGTTTTGGTTGCAGTTATTTATTTTATACAATAAATAATTGCACCAAAATTGCCGCACGTCAAATCTGCCTGGAATCACGCACGCCCCGACACGCCCGAAACGATTTACGAAGGTAATTACGTTTCTCCTGGTTTTTTCCCCGATGTCAGTGGTAGGCTGTATAATGGTAGTATCAAGAAAGGAAAAAACTATGAACATTTGCGTATTTTGTATGAACATTGGACACTTCGAGAGTTGTTTCCCTTGCCAAGACTACGAAGGCGTAATGCCACTAAACGAAGAAACACTAAAATACTTAGGTGAAGACCTAGAAGAATGGAAAGAATACCTAGACTAATGTCAGTGGTCGCTGGTATAATAATAACATCAAGAAGAAATGGAAAATAAAATGGAAAATGAAAACAAGAGATACGCCTTTGGTGGTTTCAACTTTGGCTCTAACAACCTGTTCAACCTAAC